GCAAGTCGTGGAAGTACGCTCGCCCTCTAGACGGAGAGGCGCTTTTCGTCGGCCTGTTTGAGCCGCTGCAGCCCCTTGAGTTGAGCAAAATCGGAATCAAGCCGTGCAATTTGGCTGGGGGTAGCCACACAGCCAACACCACCATTGGCCATTGTGGTGGGTTTTTGCTTCAAAACTCAACCTATGTTGGCGTTCACGCTGCCTCTGAAACGCGAAATTCTGTTGTCGTTAACGTTTTCACGCGTGTCGATCCTACCCCTGGCGGGGGCCTGGGGTTTTTTCGGTCGGCCATGAGGTAGCGCGAAAGGAGTGGGCACTGCCGATCGTGCAGGTCGTGCCCCCAACTCCAACACGTTCGCACGTTTACGCCAGATGCAATGGCCATGTGTCTTGCCGAAAGCCATTGGTGAGGACCCTGCTATGTCCGACTTGAAGCCATTTGCTGAAGGGTTTTCCATGGCTAGGTGTGGCGAAGAGGCTCTTGTCTCGTACCTCGACAAATGCCAAGTCCCAATTGCACCTTTGCCTCCTGAGTTTGAAGCTCTCATCCCTGACGTCGTCCGCCTTGTGTGGTCTCGACTCCCCTGGAGCCGAATGGACCCAGTCCGTGGCATGACTCACGCGGAAGCTGTGGCTGAAATGAAGCCGCACACCGCTGTTGGTTATCCCTTTAAGGAGGCGTCTAAGGGTGAGTTCTTGACGGCCATCAATCAATACAGGCTGTTTTCTAACTACCGCAATGTGCATACCAGCCCACCATACACCACTGTTGCTTATAAGGTTGAGGCTTTGCCTGATGCAACTGTGAAGCGCAAGGGCTGCCGGATTCTGCGTTTTGTTAACATCGATTTTCTTTACAAGCAGCTTCGGCTTTACGGTCACCTCATGCACGCCCACAATGATGGTGCCGACTGGCCACGAGATATGTGCCTTGGCGCATTCAATGAGTTTTGCGGTGGCTGGGAAAGACTTCACCAAGCCTTCGACGGCCTTTGTTGCTTTGGATCTGATGGGAAATATTATGATACTTGTTTCAGTGATTTTGACTATGCCGTCATCGACCTCCTTTTGCGAAAGGTCATGGCGTGCACCGACCTCTCGGTCCATGAGTATATCATGAAGCACTCACGAGTTTCCCATGGTCTCGTCCGTTCCAACGAGATCTGGAGGTTCCGCAACACGCACTCCACTGGCCACCTTTTGACCAAAGTCTTCAATGACCTTAAGACCTGCTCCAGCTTTGCGCTGACTTATCTTCTCGAGTACCGACGCCGTGCTCTCAATCCACAACGTGAGTTTGAACTTTTTTCTCATTGTGTGGTGACGGCCGTTTGCGGTGACGATAATTTGTTTGCGGTTCGCTGTGACGACGAGGATCTTTCTTGGTTCACTGGCCCTCTTTTGCGTGAAACCTGCGGCAGGATGGGCACTGTTTTCGAG